TGGAAATGCCCCGTCAAGCGCAATTTTGTAATCCTTCTGATATTGATCAGCCGTGCGTCCGCTGATCGTGTCGTCGATCTTGGTTGTATAGCCGCCGCCGTTGTATTGGATTTGTATCTGCAGATTGATGCTTGTGCCGCGAACGTCGCCCTCGTTTGTGAACACCTCAAGGCGGGGCACTGAAATGGTTACCCGCACCGCGTCGGTATTGCTGTCGGTGATCGTGCGCGTTAGCGGCGTGTCCTTCTGGACAATCGTGCTGACGCTCACCTCGTTCTCAATATCTGAGAATCCGCTGATGTAGGTTTGTGCCTGCGTGCCATAGCGCGCCTGCACGTTCACGTTGCTGTAGTTGTAATCCGCTGCCTGCAAGTTGGTTACATCAGCGCCGGATCGCAGGATGGGCGTGCCATCCAGAAAGATGTCCTTAAGGAGTGCTTTGTTGTAGTTATCCGTTCCGCGGGTGTAATCCCTAGCCGAGGGGAATCCTTCAATCTCGCCCTCGCCTAATAGATCAACGATCGTCGCGTATTGCTTCGACGCAAGCGTGTCTGGATCGCGGACTGGTGTGCGCGTTGGCGCAACAACCGTTTGCTGGATAATCGTGGTCTGCTGCGTTGGCGCGCCACCACCTCCGCCGCCGCCGCCGCCACCACCAGCACCACGGATCAGTTCGCTCATCCTTCTAGCTGTACGGTGTCGATTCCGGCCGAAATCACGATCGAGCCGACCACAGTTTCGCCCAGGATCACGGGAACGGGTAGGCCAGCGCGTGAAACGTTCTGAATACCGTTGAAGCTGTAGCTGTTTTGCGGATCAAGCTCGGTGTTGGTTGTTCCGCTGCTGCCGCCATAGCTGCCAAGGCCACCAGTAGCGACTGCGCTGGTTGATATCTGAGGCGTTGGTGTCAACAGCTGGCTAACGCCGCCAAGAATCAACGCGCCGCCCAGGATGCCGATTTTGGTCACCGTTGCGCCGGCCAATCCCAGACCCAAGCCGGGGATGGCGATGGCGGCCGCAACCAAGGCGACGCCAACAATGATTTGGCCGATCGACAATCCACGCCCACCGCCAGCACCGCCGACCACCGGGATGATCTTGATCACCTGCTGGCCTGATGGCCCGTGCAGTTCTTCAATGCCGATCGGCTGCTCACCAACGGTCACCTTGTAGTAGCGGCCCTCTTCGCTCATATGGCGCTCAACGCCAGGGAAGTTGGCCACCAAAAATCTGACGGCCTCAGCAGCGCTGCTCACTGCCGCCTTGAATTTGCGACGGCCTAAGAATTTGGCCAGCTGCCCATAAACGTGAATTTCTTGCAGCATGGCCACACCTAGCCTCCAGTCAGTTTATCGGCGTTCTTATGCCGCAGCCGCCTGCCAGTGCAAGCTTGCAGCCAGCCGCCGTACAAATCACGGCTAGACAACCTGCCCCGCAAGTGGTGCAGCACAATTTGGTCGCCGATATAAACCCCAACGTGATTTAGGCCGCGGCCTTCAATGTTCATCAGCAAGGCATCGCCAAACTGCAGATCATCGTCAGCGCCAAGTGGCGCAAAGCCTGCGGACTCCCAGCAGCCGTCAAACATTGGCGCGGCCTCAAAATCTGCATGGCTTGCAGGTCGCTCCCAGTCAGGCAATGCAATGCCTTGCTCGCCGTACCAGTCGCGCACCAAGGTCCAGCAATCCGTCACGGCCCAGACCCATTGCCTACCGATTAGCGGCGGCTTGTAGCCGCTAGGGTTTGTCTCAGTCCAAGCCCCGGTCTTTGGGTTGACGATGAACCAGGGCACGCCGGTCATCTCAATGCTCACTAGATCCGCTTGGCTTGGTTGCGGTGGCGTTACCGGGTGGCTATGGAATACCGCCTCGATCTCGCCCGCATCTTCTGCAGCGGCGTAATCATCCGGCGACAGTACAAACTGGCTCCCATCTTGATCCAAATTGCGGCAAGGCCAATACCGGCGCCGACCTTTAACCACCACCACCAAGCCGCAAGCCTCGCGCGGATCTTCCTGCTGCGCATGGGCCAGCGCGTCATCCTTCCAAGTCATGCGACGAACGTACCAATGCCAGGGAAACTGCCATAGGGCAGTTCAGAAGTTGCCCCAAATCGGAGCTTGCAGCTGGTTAGGCGTTTGCCGCAAACGTCCTGATCTGATCCGCCAACGGTCTCATCGTTGGCATTGAAATAATCCGTCCCGGTGTAACCGCACTCTGTCGAGCGGTAGACCCATTGGCAGATGTTCTGGATGCATTGCCGCTTCGGTGCCCGGACCCCTTGCAAGTCGAACGAACTGGCAAGCTCGAACTCAACCAGCTGCCTGTTTTCGGTTGCCTTACGCGCGACGTAGTAGACCTCACGCGGGAACTCAGCCGTCGGGTCTGGCGTGCCGTATGGGTTGGTTCCGCCGCTGAAATTAGCCGCGTCGATGTAGCGAGCCATCGTGCGGATTCGCGTCAACTTGGCCCCGGTTAAGTCGTTGTGCGCGGTGGTGTTGTTGACCGTCAGCAGGATGCTGGTGATGCTGCCCAGAATGTTGCTGACTTTGATCGTCGGCCGCGGCAGGCTGCCAGTGCCGGTGTATTCAAAGCCAGTCGCCTCAACTGGAAACCGCTGATAGCTGTTGCTGTTCCACACCAGCTCTCCGTTGGCGTTCATGTTGCTGCCAGCGTGGAAGCGATAAACCGTGCTGCTGCCATGCAACGATGCGACCAGTTGAAGCTCAAACAGCTCGATAATGCTGCTCGGCGCAATCTTCTGTAGCTCAGAAACAGGGATCGCCATTGCTTAAGGTTCGTAGACCTGCTGGAACGTGGCGCGGATATTGTTGAAGTTATGCGAGCGCAGGGTGGTCTGCCAGTCGCTGCAAATGTATTTGCCAGCGTCGCCGAACGGTGGCGTCCAGTCGAAAGACTCAACACCGCCGCGAGCCTCTAGAAAGTCGATGATGTCGTTGCGGTCGCTGTCGCTGCGATTCTCAAAAACCAGCTGCCACTGTTTGGCATCACGGTGCAGACCAAAGCCAATACGGTGCTGGTAGCCGTCGCCAGCCTGAAAGCTCGCAACCCGAGGTTGGCTGATCTCGGTTGCTTCAAAGCTAGGAGTGAAGGAAAAGGTGGCCATTAGCTAAGCAATCCTCCTGGGCGCTTCTGCACCACAATCTCGTTTCGTACAGCTTCGGCAATAGCTCGGCCGAGATTGCCGGCCCGGCTTTGATCGCCCTGCACGCTTGTGCCTTGGGCGTCCACGTTGACGTTCACAACAACGCCCTGGCCGCCACCAGAAGCCTCAACACCAAGCCTGCCACCAGGGCCGCGCTTCAGGGGCATGATCGCTTCAGGGCCAGCCTCGCCCATTAGGCCAATGCCGCCCCGAGCAAAGGGAAACACCATCGGCCGGTCAACAATCCCGCCCTTGGCAAATGGCACAATCCCATTCGCTGCAAACACGTTGCCGTTTGCGCTCTTTACGTCAGGGAACAATGCGCCAACCAGCGGCTTGATAATTGCCTGCCGGATAGCGATCCGGGTGATATCGGCGATGATGCTGTTTGCAAGGTCGCGGAAATTAGCCTTCCCGGTGGTGACAAACGTGGTCAGCGCATCCTCCATTCCTTGGAATGCATTGATGACAACGCCAGCAGCTTGACCACCAAAGTCGGCCAAGCTCTTTTTATATTCCTCCATTTTGTCGCCAAAGGATTCCTTAAAGGTTTTCCCTGATGATTTAGTGGCCTCTTCTAGTGCCTTTTGTTTTTCGATAGCTAAGGCATCAAGGTCGATTGCTAGTTTCCGCTCAATGTTCATATCTTGAGCAGTTGTCAACGACGATTGAGCTGCTTCTGCAAACTCAACCATCAGCAACCGCTTGCGCTCTTCAAATTCAAGCTCCAAACGCTTGAGCGGGTCAGCTTCTTTGGCGACTGCCAAGGCTGATTCAGACACTTGCAGTTGCAACAGCGAAGCCATATAGCCCTTGCGTTGCGCTTCGGCCAGTTTTGCGGCCTCTTCGGCTGCTTTTTTGTCTGCGGCTGCTTTTTCTTTTGCTGCTTTGTCGCTTGCTGCCGCACCACCGCCTAGCAGGTTTTCAACGTCAAACGCACCGCCCATCAAACGCCGCGAGTAACC